GCATAATTTGTGTCAGACATATAAGTACGAACTTCTTTTGCAGCTTCTTTCTTTTGATTTGTGTCAAAGTCTTTAGTTTCTGCAATCCACTTATCAAACCATCCTTCATATTCTCCATATTTTGGAATAATCTTAGATCTAAGCCAAACGATACCACGAGTATCATCTACTTTTTTGCTAGATTCAGTAGGAAATTCTCCGAATAATGGAGGATCTTCATAATATTCAATTACATCCATTTGATAATCAGTTACCCAATCACGCCCACCTCGACCTTTAGCGTTAAGTCTGTCGCCTCTTGGTCCAGCTGCAATACCTCTGTTTTGAGATTCGGTCGCTGCAGGACGTAAACCTTCATAAGCAGATTCCTGTTCTTTCTTTGTAAAGACACCTTTACGATATTTAAAAATTATATTGCTTTCATCTTTTTTGTCTGGATCTACAGGATCAATCGCATAAAGGTCCATATCCTCTTTGATAATTTCATCAAAGTGAGTTTCGTCGATAAAAGTTCCTAGAACCTCTTCGCAATCGACTTTATGTTTTGCTACAACTTTAGTCATTTTTTATCCTATATTCATTTGATTCATCATGTTTATATAATACCAAACTTTGGTATTTTTGTCAAGTTTTAATTATGCTGCTTCTTCAAAATCCTCAAAGGTCAATCCTTGCGGGTTGAACAAGAAATCACGATAAGTTCCCTTCGCAAGCATATCACTATGATTAGCCTTAGCAACAGTGAGATTAAACTGGACATCACCACTATTGTTAAGAGCGAAACGATCAGTTGCATGACACAACATCATGTGAATCATTCGTGCCTTTTCCTCACCAGCAAGAAGAAATATTCCATCTTCCTTTAGGAAACTTTCAAATTCTGCAAACAAAGTCGAGTTTACTTTTTTCAACTTATGTTGCTTGAATGTGTGAAGAAATGGCTTTACCAAGTCTCCCTTTCCTCTATACACCATAAGAGATGCCCATGCATTGAACTGACGTTTCCAAGGACTATACTCTGTAACAGCTTTGTCTGCAAAGAAATCGGAAGTCAACTTCATACCAATTCGGATATAAGTCTTCCATTCATTCCACTGTTTCATTGCGGTTTGCATTGTCAACTTTGGAGCGCCCTTAGCTTGGGCGTTCTTGCCAGCTCGCCTCTTGATTAACTGCCTAAGAACAGTTACTTCTTCACTAGTAGCAGATTTATCTACCTTATTGATTGCGTCTGTTACAGTGCGATTCTTAGCCGGTGCGGCCTGTATGAAGACATCTGGATCAACACCAGTAACAACAATCACTTGAACGTTTTCATCATTTTCAACAATAACTTTCAGACGATGTTGAAATTCAATGATGTTACCTTCTACTGTGAAGACGATGGCACCGCCATCCCACAACCAACCCACTTTAGCAACACTTTTACGAATAGCTGCAATCTGTCCTTCGACAATCTTTCGATTATTATTGTTGAGATGGTCAAGAATATATTGAGCCATATGTGGCGTCATCGTAATCTTAAATACATCTTTGATTTTTGAAGTTGGGTCAAATCCCAGAACTTCTTCGTGTTTTGTTTTCACAAGATTTGTGTGCTTGTAGTACACTGTCATTCTTTATACCTCCAAGGTTAAATGACATTACAAATAGAGTTTTGTAGTTGGAGCGGGTGGAGGGAATCGAACCCCCGTCATGAGATTGGAAATCTCAGGTAATGCCATTATACGACACCCGCACTATTATTTTTGTATAGTAACATAACTACTTGATGTTGTCAAGTAACTAGTATTCTTTTTTTGGTTTTTCTTTATATTTTTTAAAGTATAAATTTGCAGATGGTTGAATAAGTTTCATAAGATTTTGTGTCTTACGATGTGGTCTATTCTTCCACCCATACCATTTGCTCTCCTTTCCTTTTTCATATGGTGGATTAACTGATAGCAACTCATACTGATCGCCAGTAACGTCAATAATTGTATCTCCATCCTGTAACCACCAATGGTGATCAGCTACTTCGCATGGAGCACTCATAACTTTCAAATTCGCATCTTGAAAGAAATAGTACATTGCTTGTGTAGAATGGTAACAGTGTCCGAACAAAGGATTGCCAAGGTTTTTCGCTCTGTACTTTGGTGGACAAAAATCTGTTGTGAGGTTGTCTCTAATTAAACCAGAAACCAATTCAAGATCATCTGGATATTTGTATTGTTTATACTCCAATATCCATTCAGCCCAAACTTCATACTGTTTAGGTGCAAGTTTGATATATTTTTTATGATTAACGTATGATGTCGATGTCATCACTATTTGTATTCCAAGTTTCTAGAGTTAGTCTTAAACGATTATTATGTATAATACATTTAACGAATGATGTCAACATATTTTTATGAAAATACAGACGGGAATTTGGCGGCTAAACTATTTTCCTCTATGGATTGCATCATTACGCTTGAATATGAATCTACTTTTCTTTCGCTTTTATTAGTATCCATATTACCTAAAGTTGGTTTGTTCCAATTGATTTGATACATAAGCAATTGTTCTTGTTCTTGGTGACAACACCATCGTTCTATCAAATCGGGTGTAATGTACTTTGGAGGAAGAATTAAACATAACCACATAGGTAAATTTGTTGTGGTTCCATTCAACATGTTATCTCCATAACCATATATTTCTACAATTGCTTTATGAGAACTTTCGCCCCCTTCGCCAGTCGAAAATGGTTTATGATGTGTTGTCATTCTTTTATGAATATTACTGCGTTGTTTTCCGTTAGAACCATTTTGTTTATCATAATAATTACCAGCAGATTTACCAATGTAAACACATTGTTCAAAATTGTAAGGTTTCTCATATTCATGAGGTTTAGTTTCATTGAAAACTAAAGCGTAAGCAGCGCCGTTCATAACTAAATTATCGCAATATTTGTAATAATCTGTAAACAAACACCAATGATATTTGTGTGGTGTGAGGTCGTTCATAATATTCTCCTAACGAATGATGTCAATAGATTCTGGATTATTATTCCAGACTTCGATTTCTGATCTAATTCTTGAATCGTTCTTCAAAGATTCAAATCTTTTCGAAGCCTTATCCTTCCACCAAGAGACAACACCATCAAAACTATAACGATCATAGTTATCCTTTTTGATAAGTGTATCCGTTTCCATGTTAAGATACTCTTTCACGTTTTCATAACCATAGTCTGACATGTATTGACGTTTCTTCTCTGTCAAACCTTTAGCATTATTACATGCTGTAGTAAATTTGTCAAGCTCTTTTTTGTCAAATTTTTTCAAAGAAGATTTAATAATTGCAATCATTTTTGTTTGTGTCTTTAACTTACGAGAAGATGCATCTTCTGGTACCAGACTTTCACCATTATTTCTTTCGATAAACCAATCACTTAAACGACGATAGTTTTCATCATTAATAAGTGGCGCAAAGTCCGAATCGGTATTACCTTTATAACGAAGAAATGGTTTCATACCGTCATACTGTGATGCACCTTTGGTAGATCCATAAAGAGAAGTTGTTTCAAACATGCAAAAAGGACCACCATATTTTTCATTCAATTTATCTTTGACAAGATGTGAACAACAAATGGCAGCCAACAATTTACCACCAAGATAATTAAAACCAAAAGGTTGTGTAGGTACAATAATGAAACCCATAATAGAAGATTGATTGAATCTTTTCATTACATCTTTATTAAGAGTGTCAAGTGGTTTGCCTAGAAATTCATTACGAGGCTTAGAGTTGATAGTAGGAGAACCCATACGAATAAATCCAACAATCTTGTTGGTGTTCTTTTCATAGACAATGTAACGTAAAGATTTTCCTGGTATAGAAGACTCTATGGCATGAGAAGTCACAACTTCCAAATAATACATGAAAGTTTCATTAGTAACTTCTCTACACTCAAAATCCATATCATTTGGATTTATAGAAAAATCTGAAAACATTTCATCTTGTGGACCCATGCCTGGAAGAGCTGTGGGATAACTCTCCATTCTTTCTAATTTTACTTTTCGTAGATAATCATCAATTCTTCCGAAATTGGAAAAATAATCTACGAAAACATTAGCAGCATAGGTAGCATCTTCTGAAGATAGAATCAACTCTTATAATCCTTTGTAAAACCACCATCATGGCGTTTACTCAATTTATCAATGTTTAATTGTACTACATCTTCTAGTGATATGTCAAGCCCTTCGCACGCTTGAATTACATACCACATAACATCACCAAGTTCAAGAATCATCTTGTCTCTTAGTTCGTCCGTAAGTTCTTTTCCATGAAAAGAAATCTTTTTTACATGATCAGCAAACTCTCCTGCTTCACCAGTAAGACCCAGTGCAGCAGTTAGTAAATGAGTAATCTTGACTTTATCCAACATGGAAAGTTCTTCCATGCGTCTTAGAAAAGATACGTGATTCTTACTATAATCACTGGTCACGGATAATACGAAATCATGATAATCATCACGCTGCACGTTGTTTTCTCCTTCTCTGTAGTAATCTCAAATCTTTCATTGCTTATCTTTCTTTACTGCTCAACCCATTTATATTTACGTCGTAGAAGTCTTAAATCTTTCATTGCTTTATCAAGATGATACCGATTTGCTCGCTTCCGGAAATCGTATCCCTCCATATGATCATATTCGTGCTGGAATACTCTAGCCGTGAATCCTTCAAACGTAGCAGTATCTGTTTCACCATCAATTGTAGTCATACGAGCACGAATGGATGTGGGTCTCTTAATCTTAATATAAAGACCAGGAAAACTTAAACATCCTTCATCAAGTGTCATCGTATCATCTGAACTGTAAACAATTGTTGGATTGAATACCGGAATGATAGATTCCCGATTTGTAGGATCGCCCATTACAAATACTCGATAAGGAAGACCAATCTGATTTGCTGATAGACCTACACCACGTTCTTTAATCATCGTATCTGTTAAGAGATTATACAACTCATGTGGATCCATCTGCGGATTTTCAAAATCAAATAGTTCAGTGGTCTTATATAGCAATTCATTAGTAAACATTATACTCATTATATACTCCTAAGATAGTCTTGTCAAAAACCTTGCAATATGATTTACAAATGGAAGCATAGAAAGTGCCATTACTAGATTGACACCAGTATGTGCCATAGCAATTCTAAGTGTATCACCCTTTGGCATTCCATCAGATACCAGAAGTCCTGCAATCCAGATTGTACCCGTAGTACCAATATTGGCTCCAAGTACGGCAGCAATCGCTGCTGGTAGAGGGACTGCTCCTGATGCTACAAGAGCAATGATTGCTGTTGTACTAAGAGATGACGATTGCCAGAGAAGTGTCATAACAATACCGCCTAAGAACATCCATAACGGATTGTGAATAAAGTAGTTAAAATGTTCCATATTACCCATACTCTTCATACCACCACTGAACATCTTCAGCCCGATATAGAATACTACAATACCAACTAAAACAGTAATTACAGGGTTACCTAAATCCATTTTCTTTACTCTCTTCCATAGTTTTTTAGACTCAGTCATTTATTTTATCCTCTAGTTTCTTCAACTCTTTTTTATAAAAATCAATCATTTGAGGAAACAATTCATTATCTGGATATTTTGTAGATTCAAATTCTAGAATAGAAATCTCATAACGAATAAATCCCCACCGCGCCCATTCGATACCATCAAGCATTTTTCTTCCAACATTCACAAAAGTCACACCTATCAAAGAGTTCGTCTCTATATACACAGTAATCACTGGCTTCAAACTCTCTGGACACACAACTCTTCATATTATTTCTTTTTATCCAGGTATCCGCTTCCTCCTTTGTTCTATATCCAAGTCTAGTCAAACCTCTTATTGGGGTAATGTTATTATACCACGGTCCATCCCAATTACCGATTTCGCCGTTATACTTTATAAGAATACCCCACGCCTTCATGCCGCAATCCTTGAAAAGTTTTGTTGTTTCTCAAAACGAATGATATTTCTAAACTTATCGATCATCATATCACCCTTATGACTAATTATAAACGTGTTGGTGTCTTGTGTCAACCCTTCAAGAATTTTTAGAAACTCTTCTGTACCATTATTGTCAAGAGAACTATCAAACACTTCATCCATGATAAGAAGATTTGTACTGACACTATTTCGAAGTTTCGCAATGGTTCTCCACGTGAATAGAAGCGATAGGTCGATACGCATTTTCTCACCTTCACTAAAACTCTCATAAGAGAACTCATCGCGAAACCTTGATTTGATTTTCTCGTTAAAGTTTTCATCTAATTCAAACTGTACGAAAAAACCAAGATGTTGTAGATAGTGATTAATAAACTTATTCATCAAAGGCACATATTGTTTGATAATACGTGACTTGATACCACTATCTTTTAACATCTCTGATCCTACACGAAAAATAGATTGTTCTTCATTCAAATCTACCTTGCGTTTCTGATACTGATTCTTTTCTCCTTTCAATTTATCAACGGATGAACTATCATGTTTAACATCATTCATCTTATCTGTCAACGTAGAAATTTCATTATTTAATTCTGTGATGAACTGATTGTTAATACGAATCTGTTGATTGCATTCATTTACCTTTTCATTTAGTTCAGAAATCTGAAGAGTAACCTCTACAATCTCATCTAGCCGTTCCTGTAACTCGGCACTCTTTTCTTTTAATCCATTAATACCATTCTCGGTCTTTTCTAGGGATTCACGTTTCTCTATAAGAACTTCATCTTTGAAGTGTTGAGAGATATCTTGTTTACATGTTGGGCAATTATCATAGTGTTCAAAGAATTGAATATCCTTATTGATTTTCTTTACTTTATCCCGGAGCTTTTGAGCGACATTGCGGATTTCTTCTTGTTGGATTTCAGTCTTGTTCTTGTCTCTGATTCCTCGTTCCAGAGATCCAATTTCGCTCGTAAGATGTTCAAGTGTCCCAGTTTGTATAGCAATTGCTTCCTCGCATACGTGAAGTTTTTCTTTTTTCTGACCGATTGTGTTTTGGACATCGGCGACGACTGATTTAAGATGATTGTTTTCAATTTCTATCTTCTCCTCTAGTAAGTCGATTTGATATTGAGTTTCCCGGATATCATTCTTAGATGTCTGAATCTTTTCCTTTAATAGATTATTCATAGTAGAAAAGATTTGTAGGTCTAGAAGATCCTCAATCACCTCTCTTCGTTGAGCCGCAGTCAATTGCATAAACGGCACAAACGTAGAAGAACCAAGAACAACAACTTGACTAAAAGATTTATGATTCATCTTGAGAATATTCTTTTCAAGAAAATCCTGATAGTCTCTTACAGATGCTGTTTGATTGATAAGATTACCATTTTGATGAATTTCGAAAATATTTGGTTTGATACCACGACGTATCATATACTCTTTTTTACCTACCGCCAATTCAATCTCAACAATCAATCCTTTTTGATTGACAGAGTTTAGAAGTTGTGGCTTGTTAATCTTGCGAAAAGGTTTACCATAAAGAGCAAAAGATAGCGCGTCCAGAACAGTACTCTTACCCGCTCCATTTTCACCAATAATCAATGTAGTCTTATTACGAAGGAAATCAATCTCAGTAAAAGCATTACCTGTACTGAGAATATTTTTATAACGTATTTTCTTGAACGTAATCAAGTATTACTCCAGTGTCAATGCTTCGTTATATAGATTATGGAATAGTGTCTTTAAACGTTTCTTATTTGACTTTGTTTCGATTTGATCGACATAGGTTTCCAACATCTCCATCGTTGACTTTGCCTCATCAATTAAATCATCTTCATTATCTATATCAAGATTCAACATGTCTTCGATAATCTGAATATTGTGAACGCCACTCTTCTCTAATTTATCGATAAACACGTCGAACATATAAGGATTAGTCTTATTCTTGACAATGACCTTCATATATGTTTCATTATAACCGGCATAATCAATCTCGTCAACTAATTTTTCAATATTCATATCTACGTCATCATACTCGAAACGATAAAACATTGAGTATGGATTTTCAATGAATTCTAGTTCTCTTGTCTCTGTATCAAAGATATGAAATCCCTTTTGATCATTATAATCACTCCATGTAATCTCATATGGACAGCCGAGATAGTGAATGTTTCCATAAGAAGATTTGTGATGAAAATGACCAGATAAGACCATATCAAACTTTTGAAATTCTTCTGGATCAAATCCTGTATCGCACACAGCGCCACGATGCATCTCGAAACCATTCAATTCAAGATGACCCATCATCACTTGACACTTACTATTCTTTGTCGCATCCCAACACTCATTCCAATTATCAGTACAAATCCAAGGCATCAAAAGAATACCACAACCGCCTAGTTGTAACTCTGTTGGTTTGTCGATGAGATTGATTAGATTGTTATCACCATATAGTTGGTCTAGTGCATTGATATCAAGACTGTTTCGATAGAAGATATCATGATTGCCAATCAAACACCAGAACTTGATATTACGTTCCATCAATGGATAGATGAAGTCTTGTTTTAGATTGTTTGCTGAGACGAAGTTGATATACTTTCTACGATCTACGATATCTCCTAGATGAATAACATGATCAATCTTGTGTTCGTCTAGATAAGGAAAAAAGATATCATTCCAAAACTTAGAGAAATATCTAGCGAATATTTGGCTGTCATTACGAGCCCCAAAATGAGTATCAGTTACAAGTGCAACACGCATTTACCTACTGACTCTCCTTTCTAAAAGAGGTTTGAACTAATCTTACTGCTTGTTTATCAGTAATCATACCAACATTTCTCATTCTTGTCAACACATCAATTTTTAATTCACTTATTGAACCTCTTTTCTTCAAAGTCACGAATAAAAATACTAGCATTTTCTGTTGCGGCTTCACTGGATTTAATATATTCAGAATCCTCACTACTCAAAGCATTCTGAAGATTAAACATTTCAGTTGATTTGTATTTTGTATATAATACTTTCTTTTCTTTTTCTATTCTACGTAAAAATGCATAATAGATTATTTGAGTAAAGTATGCAAATGGATTATTAGATTTTTCTGGATTGAAGTTGTCAATATACATAATACTGTTTTCAATACCATCGGCAATCATATCTTCTTTGAAAGGGTAATTTATAAAATTGTGTTTATTAGAAAGTTTATACGCTATTTTCATAATACAACTACCAATATAATCATTTGGTCGTGGTTTGTCAAGATCTGATGATTCAGCTTTCTCACATGCGTTTTTATACTTTACCATTTCAGAAAAGAACTTCTTATTATCTACGTAATGTTCACCCTTTGCTTTAGGCATTGAAAAACTCCTTACTCCTAAACATAATATTGATTATACTTTGAAAATAAAATGGTGTCAACTAAAATATTTTTAATTTTTCTGTTGACATAGTAGTTGACAGGGTATATACTTCTTATTGTCAGCCATCAATGAATAGTATCAGAATCTACTTTGATATCAGTATTCGCTAACTGTAAATCAATCTTCTCTGGTAAAGTCTTCTCTATATATTCATCATAACAGTCTTTGATATGTTGTTCTACATAAGCAATAGATAGAATATGAAGTGCTGGAAAAAAGAAATTTCTAGATTTAGATAGACCATTTAAATATAAGTTAAAGAATACATGATCTTCTGTCCATTCTGCTGAGACAGGATCACGAAGAACGATACCAGAACTACTAGAAGCAATGGAATTACCAATAATCACTTGGCCAGTAGATAACTGTATAATACGATATGAATCTTTTTTATCAAAATCGTCTTCTGTTATCATCATTCTTTATTCCTCATATACCAATCTTATACAGTTTATATTCAAATTTCTCTTGATTATATATCTTAACTCTTTCATATAGATGTTTTAGAGTATAGTTGACTTTCTTACCGTGTTGTAGATCATCACCTATATCAAATAGTGTACATTGATCTTTATTATCTGATACTCTTAAACCTCTACCAATAGACTGTAAATTTCTTATCTTGCTTTTAGATGGGCTAGCAAATATGATATTGTGTAGTGCTTTGATATTGATGCCAGTTGAAAATGTACCATAAGATGCTATGATAATGGCATTCGTTTCTCGTTCAGTAATCTCTCTAATAGACTCACGGGTTTCACCATCAGTCCCACCAAATACAAAGAAAACTTTACGACCTTTCTTAACCTTACTATTTATCATGTCGTAAAGTTGCTTTCCATGTTTCTCTACATATTGAAATAGTATCAAAGTATTGCCGTCTAGTGATAATGCTAAATTATTGATGAATTCATTTCTCTTTTGATTTCTAACAATAAAGTCCATCTCATCAGCATACTTCATTTTGGATACTTGTTTTGTAATTTCTTTATCATATTTTAGTACAAGTATTTTAATACGAAGTTTTGCTAATTGATTATTCTCCATTAGATCTTTTGTTTTTACAAGAGACTTGGTTGGACCAAATAGACCTTCTAATACTAATTGATGGGTTTGAGAACCATCTAATGTTCCAGTAAATCCAAATCTGTATCTACAATGAGGAAGTTTTTCTAGAATTGATGTAAGAGATTTTGCTTTGAATAAATGTGCTTCGTCACCAATGACTACACCAAAATGTTGAAACCAAGTCTTAGGCATCTTATAGATTGATTGCCAAGTAGTGATTACCACATCATCTGTAATATTATCTTTCCAATCTTTTTTACTCGTACCTGTAATCATACGAATATTTAATTTATTACCATAGTCATTAAAGTCTTTAGCCATTTGATGGACCAAAGATATTGTTGGTACAATGATAAGTTTTTTATGGGGATAAAATCTAGATAACATGTATATCATCAGAGACTTACCAGAACCAGTTGGTGATAGTAGTAAACACCGATTATTTCTTACGGCGTGTACAAAACCATCAATCTGATAGTCTCTGGGAGTTATCTTTAGTTTTAGTCTTTCTACAAATTGACCACACTCAAATGCGGAGAATTCATTAGATACATCAGAGTCTTGTGTATCAATAGAATAATTTCTATTCTTGGCGAAAGACTTTACTTCTTCTAGAAGTCCTTTGTAGATTTGTTGGGTATTCAGATTATAGAGATATATTTTGCCATTCCACATACGAGATTTGTATGCTGGCATGAAGCGATATCCAGGAACATAGAAAGAGAAGTGTTCGTGTATCTCTTGGGCGATACCTCTCTCACAATCAAGTCTTACAAAGACTTCATTATATTCTTTTACTATTATGTCTGTGTTTACAGTTTCCAAAATGCCACCTTTGCATCGACAATCCCTTTCCTACTTTACCACAATGTATACATTTTATAGCAGGTTCTTTGTCTAGTTTTTCTTTTAATTTTCTTTTACTCTCTTCGTTCCATTCAGATTGTTTATATTTATTTTTCATACCTTTATTCCACGGAGTACTATTCTTCATTCTATGTGAATGTTTTTTAGAAGATTCTTTTTGTTTGAATGTTCTATCTTCTCCGGTCAAAACCAATTTTGTATTACTACAATCGGCATTTTTTCTACAAGGAGGACCATGGAGTTTATTTCCAATAGTTTTCATATAATGTGATAGTTTTTTCTTCGTTTCTTCTGAATGGGGAAAAGAATATGGATAGTTTCCTTTCATACCAGCATTCCATGATGGAACTGAATGATGTTCTAGTAAGTTTATAAAATCTTTAAGTTCTTGATCAGAAATATTACAAGGTTCTATGTCTAATAAATCAGACATAGATGTATCAAATAAATAAGTTTTGCTGGACATAAAAGCCTCCTTCGGGTTGTCTAGAGTCGGTAGATGCTGGAACATCGTGACCGACACTTTTATTTATAAAGTTATAAATCTCCAAAGTTGGTTAGACGACGCCAATCCAACGCATTTTTTATAATCCAGTTTCTTCCATTGATACCCTTCATTATTTCTTCCAAAACATCAACAATTTCTTGTTGCATAGATATTTTTAAATTCATTTCAATCATTTCAGAATCTGAATCCACATAATCATTTATATCAGCCTTCAAAATGGTTTTTAACTGGGGTTGTCTACCAATCTCAGTTAAGTCTTCAGGATTATTTAAATCACCTCTGAAGTATTCAGATAATGTTTTGGCAAGTTGTTTTTTCTTTAAAAATAGACTTTTGAGTTTAAGTCTTTCTTTATATAATATTGATAGATACTTAGCATGTAATACGGGAATATTTAAACTTTCTGTATCTAGTTCAACACTATCAATTGGAGCGTCTTTTCTCCAAGCTTCGGCAATATCTTCAATTTTCAAGATTTAAATCCTTATTCACGATTAAAAATATATTATATCACACAGACTCTATTGTGTAAAGAGTATATCTAAAAGTAACAGTGGCTTCTAGATAATCAATATCAGTAGCAGTAGTTGAGAATGTAAGTTCAGATAGAGATTCGGGAAACATATTCTGAAACTTTACACGAAGATTAGGATTATATTTACTTGATAGAATTGATAAAGTAGCATCAGATACGTTTCTCTGATTTCTGCTACGTTGTTGGAAGTTTTTATATTGGTCAAAATTTTCTGGTGATCCTAATCCAACTAACCAATTATATATCTCTAGATAATTTATCATATCTTCGTCTACACGAAAAGTCAAGTTAAAAGGAGAGTATGTAATTTTTTCTCCAGCAAGAGGAATATCAGTAAAAGGATTGGTTTGATTAGAAGTACCAATAGATACTGGAGGTATACTAGCTGATTGTGAAAAATATGACACTGTTGGTATTCTATCTAATACCAATCTGAAACCTGTCTGTCCTAAAAAGTTTTTGTTATCAGGAGTTGCCATACAATGTATCCTTTATAATATCAACTATTTATTTATAAAAAAAGAGGGGAGCTGAAGCCCCCCTCTAGTTCTCGTTGGGTTAAACCCAATCTTATTATTACATAAGATTTGAAACGGTAACAGTACGATAGTAGATATTCTTTTTCGCAAAAGAGATAGCACCATCGGCAGCGGTTGTTGCAAAAGGATTAGCGACGATGCCGTAGCGAGTCTTAAATCCAATTTTTGGCTGGAAGGTATTCTCGCCAACTGCACGAACCATCTGTAGTGGAACATATGGGCAGTAGAAGAGACCAGCATCAAATGCGCTTGAACCCTTGTAACCAATGGTGTAGTACTGATCACCAGAGGCGCTTGAGAAGTATGGGTCAACATAAACGCGGACCCGACCATTTAGCACACCAGCGAAAGTGTTACCTGTATCGTCTACGTTTAGGTTGGAACTGAGTGCTGGAGTGTAATCAAGAACACCAGCCATCTGTAGGGCAGAAGCTACGTCTGAACCACAGATTAGAACGTTACCCTTACCACGCCGGGTTGACTTGGCGATTTGGTTAGCATCGCGCTCGATCTGGAAGATTAGACCCTTGAAGCGTTCTACTGACCAGCGACCGTTTGCATCAACGTCTAGGTTGAAAGTACCAGCGGTTGTTACGTTATCCTGAGCACCTGCGTCAGCGGTATAGTTGATTGTACGAACTACTTCGCGGTTGATTTCAGCGAGGATTTCAGCAGATAGGATGTTGGCTAGTTCTGTTTCTGCGTCTAGACCGTGAATAGCCTTTAGATCTTGGGCTAGTTCCATGGTGTACTCAGCTTTAAGTGCGCGAGATACAGCAGTTACAGAGACCTTCTCAACTGAGAAAGCCATTTGTTGGAATGCGTTCGTAGAACCATCGCCGAGAGCTTCTGCTTCAGCGGTGGTCATGCCAGTGCCGACGGTATACCCAGAACCTGATGCACGATCAGTTGGATCGCTACCAGATTGAGCATTATTACCACCGTCGTTAATAACACCGAGAGATGCAGTATTACCAGAAGCAGAGGCAGAAAATGTGGTTACTGCTTCGTTATAGAGGGCTTCGTCGCCACCTTGAGTTGAGAAACGTGAACGCATCGCGAAGATTAGACCTGTTGGACCAGACATTGGCTGGACACCGCAGACATCGTATGCGATCATATTTGGCATTGAGCGACGAACTAGTGAAATGAGGACAGGGTCGAAAATATCGACTGAACCGTCACTAGCGGTAGAAGAAGAAGCGCCCATAGCATTAGCTGGTGCTGCTTCGCCTAGTAGTGTTGGCATATGATAACCGCCAGAACCAAAGGCAGCTTCACGTGAAGCTTTCTCCTGGTTTTCGAGAAGTGTGGCTGTAACAGCGCGCTTGTGAGGATCCTTGATGTCAGCGAGATCAGGATGCTCAAGAACTGGTTGCCACTTCTTGACTAGATCTTCAGTTAGCATTGGTATTAACTCCTTTTTAGTACCATTGTTTTTATTATTTATAATTATTCATTATTTCTTTACAGTTCTAGAAATAGCAGCGGCGTAGTGTGCCATGCTTCCAGTCACCTTCTTACGAACCTCTTCTTCGAGTGGTTCTTCTTCGTCAATAATAGATTCAATCTTATCTTCATCAGCGAAGTAACTTTCCTTAATCATGGAAACTTTACCACGATAGTCTTCTTCTGAAACAAACTCAACAGCAGAAGCTAAGTCATTAAACTTCTCTTTATTTGCAACAGTTAGATCTTCGGAAATTTCTGAAACGATAGAATCTTTAACAAGAACTTCAATTTTATCATTGAGTTCAACATTTTTTTCGATTTCCTTGTTAAGGCTTTCTTCTAGTTCATCTACCTGATCGGATAGATCGCCTAGAATATTTACCTTATCTTCTGGAATATCAATATAAGATTCTTCGAAAAGTTTCTTTAGACCGCCAATAAATTCTTCAGCGATCTCGGTACGAATACCGTTTTCCATAGCTAGACGATTCTCATCGGCCCACTGTTCGACTACGTAGTCAAGATAGGAATCCATCTTTTCTACCATGTCTTCGTGATTCTTTTGAGATTCGATTAGATTATCGGCTTCAATATTTTCTGATAGTTCGGAGAGCTTTTCATTAATTTTAGTGATTACAGCAGCCTCAAAGATTGTGGTTGCTTTATTTTTAAACTCTTCTGAAAGATCTTCGTTGCCGAATAGAGCTTTAACATCATCTTCTAGATCGATGTCATCTCTTGTTACAGTGATTGGTTCTGAAGTTTTAATATCTTCTAAGATATCTTCTTCGTTTGTTTCAGTCTCTTCACCCATCATCTTTGAATATGCAGCATAAAGATCTTCTTTCTTCATACCATGCATTTTTGTCATAATGGCATTAATCATGCCAACCTTTGTCTTGGGTGAATTTCCTTGAGCAACAGGCTTTTTCTCTCCGCCGTCCTTATCAGCAGGACGTGAGGAGTCCTTCGTTGGTGCAGGATCTGCAACCATTGAGGGATCGCCCATTGAAGCTTTAAATTCCTGAAGATCTTCAGAGTCGTCTTCAAGAACTTCTAGATTCTCATCGGACATTTACACGCTCCTTTTTGTTTTTAAATTATTTATAAATTATCATATTTACATTAAAGTTTCTTCAGGAAATCCTCGAAGATACGCAATTTTGTTTGTTCAAGTTCAGTTTTATTGGCTTTCTTGATATCATATTGAGAACGCTCCACAAATCTTTGTGTCCACTTCCCACCTTCCATAATCCATTCAACCCCTTCCATAATACCTTGAACAAATGCATCTGGCGCGGAAGGATCTGCAACGATGTCGGCTGCGGTAGCAAGATAAAAATCTTTTTGTACCTCATTGACACCATTTTTCTGTTTAAGAGTACCCATACCTCTTGATGAAACACCAATAGTGGCACCCTCTTTGATTAAGTTTTTTACGATATTACCGTAAGGTGAATCCATAATCTTCGCTTTACCCATGAAGTTATCTCCATCTTGGTAAAGTTCTTTAATCATATGTGATACTCTTTCAAGATTAATGGTTGGTCCACTGGGATGACCTAGTTCACCAAATGCACGATTCTTCATTACATATTCTTTGTTATATCTATTTATTTCTCTTTCAAGAATATCTGTAGGATAGATACGACCATTACGGTTCTGTTTGTTGGCCTGCATAAAGATGCCTTCAATATAAAAATCTTTCTCACCATTCTCATTGGCTTCGGTCACATAACCGATGTCAAGTACTTCCGTGATGAGTTTCATATTATTCTCCTGACTTCTTATGCATTTTTAAGATAATAACGCCGTTGCCACCAGAAAGTGTAATATCTACGTTCGACGTTCTTTGTGCGTCATTAAGTTCTAATTGCATTCCACTTGCTTGATAATCATGATATCCACTACCAGCAAATACAGCGACAGTATTAGAACCTCTTTTTACGTTCCAATTATTTGTACCATCTACGCTCCACATCACTTCTGATATTACCATTTCACCAACAGTCTCACCAATAGCATTGGCTCCTTGTTTACCATTTGCTGTATTAAGTTTCAAACCATCAGTAGCAGTAGTTCTAAAAACTACATATCCAGCAGGTTTTTTATGATTATTTGTTACTGGCATCACACAGTCCTCTTTGCAAATGTAAGCATATTTTTATAGGATTTTTCATCTTTCATCATTTCACTTTCCATACGCTTACGATTTTCCGGATTTAATTCTTTGAGAACAGCATTGAATGCAGCGGCATCTTCTTTTGTTACTTTTACTGACTTGCCGTTCTCTAATTTAATTGTTCCTGCTTTTACTGCTTCTTCAATAAACTCAACTTCTTCTTTCATCAATTCGTCATAATTCTTTTTTAGATATTGATTTGCCGAATCCATATCTTTAAATGTTTTTGCAATTTTTCCAGAGCTAGTCATCACATGTTTACCGTCTCGATCAGATGAAACATACGGCTTCATTTTTGCTTCATCAAGTTCAACTTCTTCTTTTACAGAACCTGTCTTGAAGTCACCCTGTCTCTTATCACCTTTACGAAGAGATGTTTTTGTAATTTTCTCTCTAAACTTAGCAAATTTTACGTCACCAGAAGTACCTTGTTTTACTACTGGTTCACCAGGATGTTCAGCACCTTTATGTTTGTTGTGTGATGTCTTAGCTACATGTTGATCTTCTGGAGCAGCTGGATGATTGCTTACTTCAACAGAGTGTAAATCAACAAACTCAATCTCACCATCAGATCTAGGCTGATATTCTAGTGATTCTTCGTCGTCATCTGGATCGACAACATAATCGTCAGCGTCAGCTTCTTGGATCTTTCTGAGTTGTTTAAGCGTTTTCATAAGAATCTTCCTCGGAACTGTATAGAGTAGATGCAATACGCATTTTCTCTGAATCTATTTTTTCGTTTGCTTTGAATGCAAGAACATCATTAATAATATCTCTAAACTTAGAAGTCTCGTTGTTTTCCAAATGCCGTAAAGCATCACTTAAACTGTCTTGTGCATCCATAGTCATTCTCCTTTCATTTATTTATAATATTTATTATATTAAGTAAAATAAGGTACTTTATAACTAGTTCCACCAATATTAAACGTTAAATAACCGTTTGGATTGGCTACTATACTATCATCTGGAGTTAGTGTTCCTAATGATGTTGTTACATCGCCTGGTGTTGCTGTAATTGTAACATTGGCTGAAGAAAATTTACTAGCAATACTATTTGTTACAGTAGTAGCAAAGTTAGGATCATCTCCTAAAGCTGTTGCTAACTCATTTAGTGTATCTAGAGTGCTTGG